ATTACGTACCCCATGTACAACAAGCTCTGGCGTAACACCATCGTCACCTACATGGCCAAAGAAGGGCAAGAATGGAAAGAAGAACAACACTATTGGCGGCCCCATACCTGCCGGAAGATGTGCGCCTCGTGGCTGGCATGGGGTGGAGTCGATATTCAAACAGCCATGAGCATTTTAGGCCATTCTTCAGAAGCAATGACGCTCTATTACACGATCATCAATGCGGATCAACAACGTAAGGCATTAGAAGGACTACGCAACGTCTATGAGCATCACAATGTGTACAATGCAGATTACGAGGCAGAAGGAAACGGTACATTGACCAAACTCCGATCTGACTCCATTCGCTGATACGAGGTGAACCGCATGCACAACGCCCTCCACTGCTCAGGCGAGACACGGCGATAGTACGGCAGAGACTCCATCGGCAAGTTTGAAACGATCCAGACTTGCGTCCAGCAGGCCCACTTGTTGTGGTAACGTGCGTCCAGCTCCAGCTGGTATTTGTCCAACACCTGAAGAAGAAACTCAAAGGGAATTTGACCAGCAAACTCATCCAGAAGCAGCACCGACTGCCCCTCATAGTCATCCCACGGATGCTTAAAATTCGAGACCCGATAGATATCCGTGGGATCATAGTTCAAACCATGCAAAACCTTATATGTCTTGCCGACACGCGATGGACCATATAGATAATGGACTTCAAGAGCATCTCGATCCTCAAAGCCAAGATTCTTGAGACGAATAGGCTCCAGCGCCTCAATATATTTGAGAGACTGGGCATATCGGGGGTCCTGAACAAGAGTACTGGCGGGAACGTTTTCCTTGAGCATCTTTTCACTAATCTCAGCAGATATATCTCTCTTCGTCTTAGGCAAACGATCCTTCAGCAACTCGTCCACATCCTTGCCAACAAATTTACCACCAGCAAGCAGAGAATGTCCAGGCACACGAGTATCAGATTTAGTGCAATACTTCAAACACTGCGACTTAGACTCACGCCGCGGTTCATAATGACCCCTAGGAAACTTGGAGCGCAGTGTCTCAAACTTGATTGCATTTTTGTTCTCAACATAGATCTGGAAATGCCGATAGCCACTCTCCTTACCAGATTCCAGTTGTCCAATGTAGTCATACGATCGCAGCTTGTCCTCAACGATGTCTCGAGAGTAGTATTCCTCAGGCAAGGTAAGCATCCAATCGCGGCAACGATTCGTAGTCATCATCAATCACACCCATCACATCAATTTGGTCACAAAAATAAAATAGTTGTGTCTCACGCAACTGTATCAAAAGCGGCTTCACAAGTCTTTAAAAGGCATTTCTGTATACCGTTGACACATGTCACAGAGCGCCTGTAATACTAGAGAAATCGGCGCTCTGAATACGCCGCCGGTCAGCATCGCTCCGCGAGTGCTTCCCCATGCCCTGCCAGAAAAGCGCGGAGCTTCTTTTCAGGGAAGTAGTAGGAGCGGATCATCTTCCTCGTGCCTCCTTCCGACTCAATTACTGCACCTCCTTTACGAGACGCAGGAATACTTGTTGCACGGGGAACATCGAGCTCATCGGGAACATAGCCCATGATGGCTCGTTCTGCTTCCGAGGTCGTCACACGCAAGGCGATACGCACATTTACATTGTCTCGAATAGCGGTGGGGATGGCATCGGCGGTAGGCTTCTGCGTAGCAAAGATTGTGAGCACACCAGCACTACGACCACGCTTCACTAAGTCTGTACATGCCCGTGTAATCTCTTGCCTAAGTTTTTTCTCTTCCTTATCGGTGATGCCACTCAGATCGAAAAGCGCCTGAGCTTCATCGATAACGATAAGCTTCATCTTCACACCTTTAGAGCGACGTTCAGAAGGGGCCACATTCCAAAAATTACTCTCACCCAGAACAGCACCATTCGTTTTGACTCGCTTGTTCATCTCTTCAACCGTATTACGCAGCACGTCACGGACTTCGGTGAAATCCGTCGCCTCAGAAATAAACGTATCGACTCGTGATTCATAAGCAGAGAAGTCTTGTCCACCCTTACAGTCGATGACGGTCATCGAGACATCGTCGGTAGCAAGTGCATACGAGCCCAAAGCAGCATTCAGAAAAGCCGACTTTCCCGAACCGGGAACTCCACCAACCAGCACACCGGCAGTATCCTTAAGTTTCAAACGGAATGGATCTCCAAAAGCATCCTTGCCGATCTCAACACTCATATCTGTGAGGTCGAGTGGTTTGGGCTGGGTAATTTCTGTCGATGCATCAAGCGGATCACTCAAGATGAAGTGAATATTGAACAGACCACCACCCAGGTTCTCAGATCGAACTGACTGGGCATCGAGATCGGTCATGAAAGCCTTACACGAGTCAATGAGACGCTGCGGAGCAAGACCGGGAATCATTTCACGATACGCAAGGACACACTCATCGGCACCGAAGTACAATGCCACGTTATAGGTCGTGTCATCGTCATGGACAAGCCCCATACGCCGCAAAAATTTATTTCCGTTCTCAAGAGCCCTCACCTCGTATCGGTGTGCCCGAAACCTTTGCCAGTCGTGAACAGCGAAGGAAAACCGCCGAGTCTGAGGAACAAAAATCGGAACGAGCAGCACAGCAATAGCCAAGAACTTGCCCCAGAAACCAGAAATAGCCTTCATCAACAATACAGCAGCGCATACCCATAGAATCGACAACCACGACCAGCGAATGAAACTGAAGATAGTTCGAACAACCCAGCCAATAGCCTGCCCGAGCAGATACATGAATGGATGCTCTTGCCGAGCCTGGACATCCTTACTCTCAAAATGCTCTTGAATTATAGACATTTTAAACCTCCACGAGGCGGACAGTGCTCAACACCATCCGCCCATCCAACAATCAACTGTCACTTAACCGAAACAAGACGAGTAGCCTCAATCGTCATACCCAATCGCCCGTTCATTGCGTAAGGCTTGATCCACACATCGCCGTCAAAGACATACCGAGCCATCGGATGAATCTCAGCAGGCTCCATTACAGCGATGAACGTATTCTGCATCTCACGCTGACGATCCGTATCGTAGGCATGAACGTTGCGCACCGAATACAGTTGTTTCCCATCCTCAGATAGAACGTTCTTCCCGTCCTTCTGCTTGGGAGAATAGTCATCGGCTTTCATTCCAGCCAAAGACATAATAACCATGTGCTTATTTGCCTCATTTGCATCTACCCTAAACTTCATCTTTCTCACCTTTCCTACTTCTACACCAGCAGACCATCCACCAGCGCCATCAACCAATATCAGAAACACTTACAGAAACAACTACCTGTGCCTCCAACCACTTCTCTAAAACAACTACCTGTGACTCTCTGTAACAAGCAGAAGAGTTCAAACACTTTCGTAAATCTGTGGAAACTTACCGAAACTAGACGAAGCTTCCGGAAACTTCACACAGTTGATGAACTTCGCGAATTTGTTGACAATAACGAAATTTCACTCATTGACTACATGATTTCCACCATTGACGAAGATGTCTCAACGGCGGCTGGGCGAAGTCGATATGTGGCCAGGGGAGCCGAAATACTGTCTCATGTGTCTGATGGAGTAATTTTCGACAAATGTGTGAAACTTTTGGCACTTGAGTCATTGTCGTCATTGTCAACAGTTCGTGAAGCTGTCGGAAAGGTTGACGAAGTTTCTGACAATTTTTCGTTGGCTGATCCGGATGATGATGTGGCGCTGGCTTTTGTGAGGTTGGGTGCTCGGTTGTGGCCTGATGCGTTGCGAAGGAGTGTCGATGTGTTGCCGAGTGATCTGGCCCGGTTCGTCACTGAGATGGGGGATGGTGTGTTGGTGGCTGAGGATTTTTCCGATGAGGATTTGGCTCGCCGCGTGTTGTCCACAGACTTTTCCCCTTTCTACCGATTCATGTCGCGGGACGAGTTGAAAGACCAATTTATTTTCCTGCATGACGAGTTGGTGTCCCGCAATGACGATTCTGATATTCAGGTGCGACGTATGCTCACGGATGCCCAGCCCGGCGATGTGACGTATCTGAAATCGGTGTTGCGCAAGGTGGAAGCATGAATCTTTTCGACATTGTTCGTTGTGTTCCCCCGCAAGAACATTCCGAAGAAAGAACGTATCAAGTATATATTTATGGATGTCAATCGCATTGTTTCACATCATTCCCCAAAAAACGAAACATCCAGACAATCCACGAACCATCATTGCCTTTCTCGGGTACACCAACACAAATCTCATGTGGAATTTATCAAAAATGAATTGTTCCGCCGTTAATGTCTATTTTGTTAGGGACGAATAAATGCCGCGGGCTCGCTATTATCGGACCACCTTCTTTCCCCCGATGTATGGTCAGCACAAGGTATGGCACAAAGGGGTTAATCCCATCTTGAGCAAGTCTGACGATATTGTGGGTTTTGGCAACTTTCTCACGATATCCATGGACAATGTCGTCACTCCCAACAACAAGATGCTGAATGTACTGTTGTTGCGTTGGTCCACCGAAGACGTATGGGCACAATTGATCGGCCCCAACGAAATCTTTATCCTCAACAATCCGGGTCTGTATACATCCGACCGGGTTGACGAAGTTCTGCGAGCGGTCTGGCTGAAAACCACGAATTCATGGGCGAGCAAAGTTCCTCATCAAGGGCTGTTGGTGGCGGCGGTGAACAAGGGGCGTCTCGTTACCCATGGTGGTCTCACTCATGGTCTATGGGATGACATCGGAAGGCCAGACACCGCCGAGCAAGCTGCCGTTACGCTCAATCGCATGTTCGCGGCCTCGTTATATCAAGGGAAAAGTGTGGCTCTGGGGAACAGTCCCAATTTTTACGCCGACCCGATTTTTGCCGATCCGATTCGTGAGGTCTATCCGTCGTGGCTCACATCTCGGGACATCATGCCGTTCACTCAGATTCATGGTGCTCCCGGATTCAACACCGTCGAGGGAAGGAATATGCTTTCGGACTCTCTTTTCTATGGACACGGTGAGAATGTGTCGTTTACATATTGGGGTTCCGATGTTTTTCTTCCTGGTGGCAGTCATTTCATCAATGTACACTCCAACTTTTCTCACGATGAGGTTATGGAAAAGCCTCCTGAGCCGTGGGATTGCTATGTGGAACGCCTCCCGGTTGTGGACTCCAACGACGACACATGGAAGGATCCACAAGTGCAAAAAGTCATGTCACAATATTATTCGCCTTGACTTAGAGACGCTATTGAGATACGATGAATGAAAAAGAAAGGTGAACGATGAATAACACTGAACGCATTGTTGATATGGTGAAATCGGCTGCCAAATACACACCCGGCAAGGTACGTGTTTATAGGCGGGATGAAGATGTGATAACGTTGGAGTGGGATAGGGGGACCATTGACCGCCCCCGGCTCATTCAGCTTTTTTCCATGGCTCCGGGGCCTCGCCGAGATGTTGTGGTCAAGTCGGTTTTTCTGGGGTGGGCCACGACAGTGACAAAGGGTCCTACTTTCGAGGTGGTGGAGGTCGATGAGGATACGCCACAATTCACCTCCGTGTCGTTCGTGGCCTCTGGAGTGGACTGGAATCGCATCGCCGTTTTAGATAAGGCATCGTTGCAAGTTGGTGAGGGACATGAATGATGACGTTTTGACAGATGAGATGGTGTGGGCTATTATGACATATGCTTCTATGGCTCGCTATCGAGATGTAGAGTATTTGAGTAATATCATTGCTAAGGAAAAAAGGATGCCAATCCCAGAAATGATTTCCATGCTTTTTGAAGAGGATTATAGTGCTCAGCGATGATTTTCTTGCTGCGCGACAGTCCATGATGCAGGCTACGTTCGAATGCTCTGATCGTAAGGCTGACGGGGCGTATGTCTTCATAGATTTTAACAACAGTTTCATAGGGACATTCGTTCTCATGGACGGTCACATTCGCGAGGCTGCCGGGTTAGTTGACGACGTTTCCGATTTGCACCGTAAGCTTACTGACGGATTTTTTGTATTGGAGAATTGTGGTTTTTCCCAGATGTGGATGGGCGAAACTATTGGTGTGCAGGATGACACATTCGCAGTGATGCCCTATGGTGACATTCCTGATTTTCACGCCACATACGAGGCATTCAAAGACGCCGTGAAACGGGGAAGATTTGGTTACATTCCGGCGATTTGAGTTGTCCGATATTGTTAGACGAGCTGCTTCACACGGGGCGGCAGTAAGATTAAATGAAAGGTGACATTATGAAGAAGAATCGTTTGGCAATGTGCGCTGTAGTTGCCGCTTGTGCCCTTCCTTTGGGGATGCGAACTGCTATGGCTGCTCCCACTACTCCTCCAAGCGACACTAAGGTTGAGTATTGCGAGCCCACTCAGGTCTTCAAGTTCGAAGCGGAGATTCACGCTCGTTTGCTCAAGATTGGCTTGCACCATCTTGACGCGGACCGTATCACTATCAAGATTTCTCATGAGATTTCTTACAACAAGACTATTTCGCCCAATCGCATCCGGGAACTAGCCAAGGACGATGTGACCCCCGCTCAGAAGGACAAGTTGGCCGGGGTTATCTCTGACCTTCCTGGGCATCGTATCGCTCGCGTCATTGCAGACCACAACAAGAAGGTTCTCGATGACATTGACAAGGTGATCATCGACAAGCTTGTGAGCAACGGTGTGGATGAGCGTACCGCCCAGATTGTCGCTCCTCACGTGACCATCGAAATTATCAGTAAGCACTCGTGGAACGTTGATACTGTCAAGGATGGTCTCGACAAGGGGTTTGATGAGGCTGCCAAGCATAATGCCGAGGTGGGGGATAAGGCTGCCGAAGCCATGAAGGGTATGGATTTTTCGTGCAATCCTGTTCCGAGTTCCGATCCCAGCGGGTCTGCAAGCCCCAGTAAAACAGCGACTCCGAGCGCCGATCCTAGTAAAACCGCGACCCCGACACCCTCTCCTGATCCCTCCGGCTCTGCCACCGTTACCCCCAAGCCCACCGATCCTTCCGTGACTCCAACCGCTCCTGATTCTCCGGAGCCGAGTGAGTCCGCCGACGACGATAATACCGGCGATGAGGGTGTTCTGCCTGTGGCTCCGAGTACCAACCCGTCCAAGAATACCGGTGATGAGGGTGTGGTTCCGGGTGGCAAGGGGACTTCGAATGCCAACCTGTCCAAGAACACTGGCGATGAGGGTGTGGTGACTGGTCCTGCAACTTCGAGTGCCAACGCGCCCGCTACCGCTGCTCCTGCTGGTGATGGCTCCGACGCCAAGGCTCTCCCTAAGACCGGCAACTGATTTCTCTTCGTGTCCCGGCTGTTCTTCGTGACAGTCGGGATTTTTTATGCTGTTCAAGTGCAACATTTTGCTCGTACTCAACGTGTGATATTGTTGGGTTCATGGACGTTCTAGGTATTTTTTTGTTCATTGTGTTGGTGGCCGGCGTGGGCGTGGGATCGATTGTTGGTATCCCTATCGCTATTGTTTGTCATCTGAATGTGCTTGCCGCTCTTCTGTCTCTTGTCGCCATAATTTTCTGCGGTGGCGTTGTATGGTTTGCGCGTAGGCAGAGGTAATGTTTGTTGATTGTTTTTTATACGGAAGAAAGCGATAATGTGGGGTAAATTTTTGTCGATTGGTCTTGCTGGTGTGTCGTCGGTGGTTCCGTTGGCTCACGCGGTGGATACGCCTGTTGATTCGATTGGTTCTCCTCAGGTGGTGTTGGTGGGCTCGAATCAGTCCACATTCTATCCGGGGGCGGGGAAGTCGGTGGTGGCGTATTTGGAGTCTCGCGGGGTTGATGTGTCGCTGTATCGTGACGAGTCGGGACGCAAGGTGAGTGCGAGTGAGGTTGTCAAGCCCGGGGAGGTGCGTATGCTCTATCGGGCGAGCGGTGACACGGTTCACACGTCGGAGGTGAAATTGTCTCATGGGGTTTCCGAGGTGCCGTCTGATCGTGTGGATGAGGGTGTGCGCCGAGTGAGACATGAGGGTTCCGACGGAGTAGCTAAGCGTGTCGAGGTT